GATAGTACTTTAGGAGTAGAAGCACGATATAAATCAGCTCATTTAACTATGGGTGATCCAGGTATTAGAAAAAGATTTCATAGGGCTATATTAAATTATAGACCAGAAGGTACGATAGATACAAATTTAGGATTAGATTATGATTTTGGATCAGCAGAAGTTCTTAATCCTAGCAGTATAGCAATAACAGCAGCATCGAATACTTCTGTATATGGTACAGGTACGTATGGTTCTGCCAGTTATGGGGGTGCACAATTTGTTTTAGAAAGACAACCAATAACAGGGTCAGGATTTGCTGTATCAGTACAGTTTACAGAAGATACAACTTCTGCCCCCTATTCCCTTAGAGGGTTTAGTTTAGAATTTGCAGCAGCAGGTAGGAGATAAAAAATGGCAGTATACGCAGCAAGACAGTCGAGTTTTACTACAGGAGATACAATAACAGCAGCTCATACTAATGATGAGTTTAATGAGATTTTAGCAGCTTTTCATGTATCTACTGGGCATACCCATGATGGTAGTACCGCAGGAGATGGTGGCCCCTTATCTACCCTCTACAGTAATGCTATCAGCATGGGTACAAATGCAGATACCGACATAGTATTAACATTTAACGCCAACTCAAACGATGGTGTCATAACATGGATGGAAGATGAAGATTACTTTAAATTCTCTGATGACATTTTAATAAATAGCACTGAAAGAATTAACTTCTATGATACTGGAATATACATATATTCTTCTGCAGATGGACAATTAGATTTAGTAGCAGATACAGAAATACAAATAGCTGCTACTACTATAGACATAAATGGTAATGTAGATGTATCTGGAACTATAACTGCAGGTGGTACTATTACAGGAACATTAGCCACAGCAGCACAAACAAATATTACGAGTCTTGGAACTTTAACAGCCTTAACAGTTGATGATGTTGCTATAAATGGCAAAGTCATCACAATGACAGGTTCAGCTAGTGATACGGCTGTATTTACAGCAGGAACGGATGGAACTCTTAGTATTGTAACTACTGATGCAGCAGCAGCAGCAGCCAATATTCAAATTACAGCAGATGGGACTGCAGAGTTAGCAGGTACAACTGTAACGCTTGATTCTGGTGGTGGCATAACACTTGATGCTGACAATGGGACTATTACTTTTGCTGATGGAGGAGTATCATTAGGTACAATAACTTCTTCAGGATATAGTGGTACGGCAGCAACTGCTACAGTAGCAACCACAGTAACTATAACAGATAACGAAAGCACAAACGAAAATAATGCAATCATATTTACAGCAGGAGGAGATGTAGATGGAGGTAATATAGGTTTAGAATCTGATGGAGATTTAACTTATAATCCTTCGACTGGACTTCTATCTAGTACTGGTGTGACAGCTTCAGGTACAGTGACCTTTGGAAGTATTTCTGATGGTGCTATAACTGTTACAGCTTTTGTAGATGAAGACGATATGTCTACTAATAGTGCAACCCTTATACCTACGCAACAGTCTGTAAAAGCCTATGTAGATTCAGAAGTAAGTGGTGCAGGAAGTACTTGGTATTTAGAAGATGATGATGGTACTGAAGTTACTATTAATAATGCTAAAGAAGTTAAATTTATTGGTTCTGGTGTTACTACAAACTGGACAGACACATCTACTGGTTCCGATGCTGATCCTTATGACATGACATTTACTGTAGATGCTGCTCAAACAGGTATTACATCCCTACTTGCAACAGACATTAAAATTGGTGAAGATGATCAAACAAAAATAGATTTTGAAACAGCGAATGAAATACATCTCTATGCCGACAATGCAGAGCAAGTATACGTAGCGGATGGGATATTTGGCCCTCAAACAGATAGTGACGTTGATCTAGGCACAACTGGTGTTCGCTGGAAAGATGCTTTTATAGATACAATTACTACCACAGGCACTATAACTGCTGGTGGTAATATTACAGGTACTTTAGCTACTGCCGCACAAGGAAATATTACATCTTTAGGAACATTGACTACGCTGACTGTAGATAATGTTATTATCAATGGGACTACAATAGGCCATACTTCAGACACTGATTTAATGACACTAGCTTCTGGTGGATTAACAGTTGCAGGCACTATAGAAGGTACCACAATTACTGCTTCTACTGCTTTAGTTCCTGATGCTTCTGGTGGTGCTAACTTAGGTAGTGCATCTCTTGAATGGGGCGATTTATATATTGCAGACGATAAGAAAATTTATCTTGGATCAGATCAAAATTTAAGTATAGAGTATGATGAAGATGGAAATGATACCACAGCTATTGTAGCTGCAGGGGGAGTTAGTATGGCTCCTCATGGTACTAGTGCAGGAAATGGTACAGAATTAAGATTCCAAGAATTAGCAGCTAATGGTGCTCACTATGTAGGGCTTAAAGCTCCTGATTCTATAGCAGCCAATAAAGTATGGGTTTTGCCTAATGCTGATGGTTCTGCTAGTCAAGTGCTTAAAACAGATGGTTCTTTAGCTTTAGGTTGGGCAGATTTACCTGGAGCTTCAGGCACACAAGACTTTGTAGCCGATGGAAGTATTACTGCTGGTAAACCAGTTACTATGACTAGTGCAGGCAAGGCAAAACAGGTTTCTGGAACTAATGAAATAGATAATAATTTTCTTGGTCTAGCTACAGAGTCAGTATCTGATGGTGCTACTTGCACTGTTACTACTTTTGGAGGTGTAAACTCTAATCAAACGGATTTAGTGGTAACTGCTGCAATAACAGGTGCAACAGAGGTAGATAATAATATTGATCAGGCACATGCAGCAGTTGATCCTGCAACAGGCACTATTATGGTTTTGTATCAAGATAATGATAATAGTGGTTATCCTGCAGTTAGAGCAGGGAGTGTATCTGGTGTAAACTATACGTGGGGATCAGCTACAACAATAGCATCAGCAACAACAAATGGAAAAGCAATATGGTGGGATAGTCATAGAAGTGCTTTTGTTGTTGTTGTTCGTTCTGCTACACACGAGAATGATATAACAGTAAAATCCATGACTGTTTCAGGAACTACTATAACTGTTGTAGACACTGAAGAAGCGACAAATCGTTTAGGAGATAATCAGGTTAGGGGGGTGAGAGGTTGTTTTGACTCTACTGCTAATGTAGGTCTTCTTGTACTGTCTACAGGCAACTCCCCTACAAAAACGTCTTTTCACGCTATTCAGTTAGATGCTAGTAGAGCTATTACTATTGGTACAGAGCTTGTAGTAAACGATAGATATAATAAAGGTTCAAATGGTTCCATTGTGCATGATGCTGCATCAGGAGTTAATATACTGTTTCATTATTCTAAATATAATAGTGTTAATGAATCAGAAGATAATTTCCCTTCTGTTACTCCTATAACTATAAGCGGTACTACACCTACTGTAGGCGTATCTACTCAAATAGATGCTACTGCTGCAGTAGATGGTATTGTTGTATACGACAGCAACGCAGAAGCTACTGTTGCTATTTTTGAGCAATCAAATACATTAAAATACAGTGTAATTAAAGCAACTTCAGGAGCTATTTTAAAACCAGGTACAGTAGCCACGCTAGAAGCTACTAGAGAGTTTGGTAGTGCTGCAGATTCTGTAATGGGTTGTTTTAATCCTCTATCAGGAAAAATTGTAATAGCATATAGAAATAGTACAACAACCACTACTTCCTATGTACGATCAGGAAAACTTTTTGGTACGTCTATAGACTGGGATGCTGAACAATCTCTTGTTAGTGGTGGTACTGATAATATTATGCATCCAAATGTAGTAAATTCATTGTCTACAACAACAAATGTTGCAGTTATCTATAAAGATGGGGCTCTGGATGAAAAAGTATATACTGTTGGTGTAGATGCAGGAACAAATTATTTTGCTACAAATGATGGTACTGTAGTTGCTGGAGGCGGAGCTCAGTATATAGGACAGTCCATTAGTGCTACTAAATTAGCTATTGGAAATACTAATACAGGAACAGATGCTAACAATTTAGTACAATTAGATTCCTACGCTAGACTACCTGCTGTAGATGGCTCACGATTAACAAATCTACCAAATAACGATGTGAGAGTATACTGTGGTTCTGTTGATTTACGTAGGGAGGTTGGATCTCAATTAAGTTTTACTTTAAGCTTAATTGACGGAATAAATCCTTCACATGTAAGATCGTATGACATTAGGTTTTATGGAGTGTCTTATAATGCAGGCAGTATGTCTACTAAATTCTATCCATACAATAGTGGTTCATCCGTAATAGGAACAGACAGTTATATAGGAAATGGTTTTTATACCGATAAAAATGGAACTACGAAAAGCAATTTTTCTAATGGTGGCTATATAAAAATGGATCAAGGTATTAACTGGTCAACTGGTCAGGGTACTTGGTTTGGGGGTGCTCAAGATAGATCAGCTTCCGATGATAATGTAAATACTCCAAAATCTACAGGGCACGTAATTTATGAAAATAACAAACAAGGTGCTGCTGTTTCATGGCAATCTTCAGCGACCTCAAATAGTACAGGTGATTATGATGTTTATCAAGCTTGGGGAGCAGCAGGATTAAGAGTAGGAGATACGAATGGCACATCCACCAATTATGCTGATGCTTTTTATTTTGAAGTTTCTACTGATACTAATAAGTGGGTTGAAGGTATTGTATCTTTATATGCGATTGTCAAAGCTGGAAATATATAGGAGATTATGATGGCAAAAATAACAACATGGGATGGTACAAAAAAGAAATTTATTGAGATTAATGCCCCTGCAGGCCCAACCGAAGCACAAATAGCCGAAGAACTACAAAATAAAAAGAATTTGAAAAGAGCTATGAGAAATACTTTAATATCCAATACAGATTGGACTGTGCTTTCTGATGCTCCTCTCACAGAAGAACAGGTCAATGAAGCTAAAGCCTATAGAATAGTACTGAGAGATTTACCTGCCCATGAGGATTTTCCTGATGTTGCTTTTCCAGCAATACCTAGCTTTATACAGGAAGTTTAATATAAAATACAAGGAATAGAATATGAAAACAATAACCAGAAATAGCGATGATATTAGTATTTACTACTTCCCAGATGATAAAACTATTACCTTACAATCTGATCAAACAGTTATAGGAGATTTAGAAAGCCCTGAGTTATATATTAGCGATTGTAATTCTAGCAACGTAACAATTCATACAGGCGTTGATGCAAAGTCAGACTGGTGGGGACATAAATATAAACATGATGGTTCATCGTGGTCTGCTAATACAAATTTTAAAGGCGAGCATAATTTGGCATCTGATATTAATGATTCTGTAACAACTATACCTGTAGTAGACTCTAATCCTTTTACAACATCTGGAACTGTCCAGATAAAGGATGAGAAAATTACTTATACAGGAATAGATGGAACAAATCTAACTGGAGCAACTAGAGGAGCATCTTCTACGTCTGCTGCTAGCCATGATGGAAATTCAACAGTGGTTCAAATCTAATGCCAACAAAACCAACAGTAGCCACAGTTAATCAAAGAGTAGAATCTCATGTATCGGAATGTGCTCAACGTTATCAACAGATAGAGAAAAGATTGTGGCGTATGGAAATGATAATGATCGGTGGTTCTTCCAGTATCATTCTCCTTCTCCTGAAAATAATATTTTTTTAAAAGGATAAGAA